GCTCGCGCACTACGTCGCCGATGGACTTACCCCGGATATTGGAGCGGTTGCGGATGACATGCGCCACGGCAGCCATGCCATCATCACCCTCACCTGCTGCTTCTGCAATGACGGTGTTGACCGTATCGTCCCAATCGCGCTGAGACATGCCGGCAGGCAATGAGTTGGATGTATCGGTCTTGGGAGAAAGCCCCGGCGCTTCGCCGCCATAGAGATTGAGGGGGTCATTCCACTCGGCGTCGCCGCCAAGACCTATAACGATGGGCATGCGTGGGCTCCTACAGAAAGAAGGATGCCGCACTCATGCGCTGGCTGTTATTCGGTTATAATTGGAGGCGCAGGAAATTGGAAGCTGACGGGATGGAAACGATGTTTGAAATCGACTGGAAGAAGGCTCCGAAGAACGCACAATGGTGGGCGATAGACGAGAACGGCGAAGCCCACTGGTTCTGCGCCCCCAATGTGAAGCCTTTCACGCGCTTCTGGTTCAGTGAGCCGCAGCACGCGCCGGCGTTTGGCTATGACGGCGACTGGCGCGAAAGTCTGCGTTCTCGCCCATAACGTGCCGAAACTGCGCCATACAACCACACCCCAATCCACCACCCCTTTTATGGTGTGACAAAATTCCGCCCGATCGCCCTCGCATGCTCGACAAATGACCGAACCCTACCAGCCGAAATACCAGTGGAAGCGAACGCAGATCGACGACAACGATCCGCCAACGGACTTCGACTGGATCGGCTACGACGGCGACGGCGCTGTCGGCCGAGTGCGCAAAGAGCAGCATGGCCCGATCAAGGGCAAATGGCAGTGGGCTGGCTGGACGCCTCGCGGTTTCAAAGGTGCGCCGATTACGCCAAACGTCGGCTACGCGACCTCCTGCCGCCTCGCAATGCAGAAGTGCGAGGAATATTGGGATGCAGTAAAACTTTTGGGGGAGAGCGCGCGATAGCTATGCGCAACGCGTCAAGCCGCGATAAGGCCCTTGGGCGACAAACCCTCAGTGATCATCACGCGCTGAATATTGATTGGATCGGCATTGCTCGGGTTTGAGACGCCGAACGAAGGAAACAAACGCAGATATCTCCACGCGTCAGCGCCGTCAGCGATAATAGGAATCCCAGCGGCAACAAGCCACATCCATCCGTCACGGCAATTGATCACGTCACCAAGGGCATAGTCACGTATTGTTCCTGCCGTATCCTTGATGCTGAATGTCACGAACGGGCGCGGCTGCGTGGACAGCCCACGAACCAGCGCAGCAAGAGTAACGGTCCTACCTGCAATCCTCTGCATCTCTGTGGCTGACAGATATTTTTGCAGATACATGTTTTGACCTGACGCTCCCGTTCCAGGCGATATGGCCGCGGAGTAAGCCGCCCCACCGAATGTGTTTACAGCGTCTTTGGTAACGGTCGTCCCGGCTCCCGCAACCGTCCAACCGGTCGGTACGGACCCCGGCCAAGTTGTGAAGTCGCCATTGTCGATGAGGTTTGGGGCAGAGATCAAAGGCCACGCAGGCGTCAAGAAGTCGCCTTTCCTTGAGGCCTTGTATGCTGTCAAAAGAGTGTCCGAGATGAGTTGTGCACCAGCACTGTTGCCTACGGTATCGCTCGGGTGCACATTATCGCGATACAGAGATGCTGGCTTACCCGCATTGAGAAATTTTGAATAAGTGTCGACAAGGGTGATTTCTGTCTGCGATAGAGACGCTCTCTTAACCGCCTCAAACACCTTCGCATACCCGTTGTCATCTCGCCATGGGTTTTGGCTGGTGATGAGTTGCGGGACACCGGGCCACTTCAATTCCGCCATGCCTATGGGGCCGAGAAGAGTTCCAGCGCCAACTGCATATGCCCCGGATCCACCCACGACAGGGAACGACTGCTGGTTATGGCCGTGGTGCGTGATGCAAAGATCAGGCGTCGGGATGGCATCGATAGCATTCGGCCGGCGCGAACCATCGAACATCCCGCCCGCGACCGACCCCGGCAGGGCTGCTAGATAGACGGTCAACGTGCCCCGGGTGCCGTTCCGGAGCGTGACTGGCGCAGCATATTGCTTCGGTCCAGTTGAGGCAGCTCCATCCCATTCCGCCCAACGATAGAGCACTACGGTATAATCATGGAAATCCCCGAGAGCCGTCGAGAATTTGTAGAACGGGCCGTATTCGGAATAGCCGGTGCTGTCGGCGTTGGCAAAGATGACCGCGTCTTGCCCCGCGTCCATTTTCGCCCGCAACGGGCTGAATGCGGTTAAAGACTGCTTGCCGCCGCTCGGTTTCCCCAATGAGTGAGTGAGACCTTTCAGCCCATTCATCCTACGCAGCTGGCGCATCGACATCAGGCAACCGCCCATGAAAGCTTATCGCCTGGCTTCACATACAGGTCGTGGGGCGCATTGGCGGCTAGGAGAGCATGACGCGGGCTGACGCCGGCATTCGGCGCTGGCGCGTGCGAGACATAGATATCAACGGTATTGGTCACGCGGAATACCGGGATCATGCCGTTGATGTCCGGAGCGGCTTTGGTCGTTGGGGTGTTGGCGGCGGGTTCTTCGGACCACTGCGGATCCTTGAAGAGCGGCTGCTTGTCCTTGGCGTTACCGTCGCCACCAGCATAACCACAGATCACATGCACTTGCGGGAGAGCCATTCGCTATATCCTTTTGCGAAGGGCACTCATGCGCCTGTTGATCAGGTCAATATACCGGATTTTTCTAAGTTCTCTAGCCCTGTGGAACAGGCGCAGCTACCATCTGCCGCTAATATTGGGGTCTAAGTAGCACATCAACGATAATGCCGCCAAAACAACAACGGTGGCAATGACTGGACGATATCGCATCCGCTTCATGGCTTCCCCCATTAAAACTGATCCATTGCCGCCTGCCGGCGCGTCAGCGCCGGTAAGGCCTCGTCGTCGCGCTTCTGGATGGTGATTGGCCCCAGCGGCGTCTCGAAACCGAGGCGCACGCTGCGCCCCGATCGCTCTTCGACGTGGATAGTACCCACGCCCTCGATTTTTACTGTGTCACCGACCTTGACGACAAGTCTCAGCATCGCCGCTCCTATTCAGCCAGGTAGCGGTCGCGCTTCTCATCGCTGAGCTTCGCGAGTTCCTGCTCGTATTTCTCCACGTCGCTGTTGGCGAGACGATCCAAATAGGCGAATTCGCCGCCGTCAGTATCGTCATTCGCATCAGCGGCCGGCACCGTGCCAAGCGTCGGGACAACTTCTCGTGCCGCGGCAGCGGGCTTTGTGCCGGGCTGCTTGTTCTGCGCCGTGGGCTTCACGCCATAAGCTTTGGTGACTTGAGCGGTAAGGTTCTCGTGTGCCCGCTCGAGAATGGCCGGGTTAAGCGGGTTCTGAGACTGCACCTGCAGCTTCTTCACCTCGGCTTCCAGCATCGCGTGAAGGATGCTGCCCTTCTCGTATTCGGTATGCTTGGCGAGAAAATCAGGAACGGTGACATCGAAATAGTGCTGCACAGCGTTTGTCTTGCCGATGTTGGCCGCCATGCGCTGCTCTTTGAACACGTCGAGTTGCGCGTCGATTTTGCGGATTTCGGCGCGATACTCAGGGCCGGTCAGCTCACCATCGTCCCATTTGGTGTCCAGCTCGTCCTTTTGCTTCTCGAGCGCCTCGATCTGCTCCGGTATCTTCGGGTCGAGGACCCAAGAGGGGCGCTTGTCGCCTTCGATGGGCTTGGTCTCAGTGGCGGCGCTGGCCGCGGCGTTGTTGTCGGCACCGCCGGCAGCCGCTTCCGCTGCTGCTGCATCCGCTGCCGCCTTGGCGTCTGCTTCCTGTTTAGCTTTTGCCTCGGCCTCGCCATCAGCATCAGCGCCGGCCTCATCGCCATCCTCTTCCTCGGCGGCATTGGGCTTATCTTTGCCTTCCTGTTCCGCACCCTCGCCCGCTTTGTCGTCACCTGACGCGCCAGCTTCGTCGCCGTCGGCGTCGTTACCGTCCTCGAGGCCTTCATCCACTGTGTCATCGTCAAGGAGGCCTTCGCGCTCCTCGTCGGTCAACATTTCCAGTTCTGTGGCATTTGGCTTGCCTGCCATGATCGATACCTCTCGTCAGCCCAGGCCGAAAGCCATGGGGTTCTGTTGCTGTTGGGGTTGCTGTTGGGCGAGCTGGGCGGCCTGCACCTGTTGGGCCTGTGCCGCGGCGGCCACGGTCTCTTCGCCTTCGGTGCGCGAGACAAATCCGGATTCGTGCAAGATCACATCGGCAATGTCGGCGAGACCCGGCGCCATACCGGCCATGCCCGCCGCTTCCAGCGCAGATCTCTGGCTACCGACGTTGGCGGAAACGGTGCGAGCCTTCATATCGGCGGCTTGCGCCTCGTTCTTCTCGGCTTCGGACAGCAACTTTCGGAGCTGAGCCATGGTCGTCTCGATGGCGAGCTGCTGCTGTTGCGCCGCGGCCTGCTCCTTGGCCTGGTCCTCCGGCGATGGTGCCGTCTCGTCGGCGTCGGGGTCTTTCATGCCCGTGACCTGCCGGATGCGCTTCACGATTTCCTCGCGCTGCGGGATATCCATCGCCTCGACGACAAGGTCCATCAGGACAATGGCGATCTGCGGATTGACCGGGGCCAGCGTGGTCAGCAGCTCAAGCAAGGATTCGACCTGTGCCTGCCGTACCGAAGCGCGCCAGTCATCCTCGTCGATGACATAGTCTGCCTTGGTGCGAACAATGCTGTTCTCAGGCAGCCCGTCGTTGACGGTTATGTATTCCGGACTGCCGCGCATGTTGGTGATGCGGAACTGCTTCTGCTCGGACATGAACTGTTCGATGTTCGCCAGTTCCTTCTCGCCCCTGATCTGCTGGGCGAGCCGGTAATTGTCGAAAAGCTTTGCCGTCGCGAGCGCGCCCTGCTCCTGTCGCGCCTGAATGGCGATACCTGAAACGGCATTGGTGCTGCGACCAAGGTTTTCATCGGTGACGCCGCCGACCTGCTGCACCATCTGGATGTTGCGCGACATCAGCTCGAGGTGCCATTGGCTCAACTCGCGGTCTGCATTCAGCTCAAGTTGCTTGCCGTGCTTCTTGACGATGATCGCATCAGGGTTAGCGACTTCCTCGCGCAGTTCCTCGACATCATCAACCGCCCCTTCGTCCATAATGATTTTGTTGGTGGAGAGGATATGCAGGGCTTTGGCGGCGCGCTTGTTGATATCGCTCTGGATGTCGCGGATGTTGCGGACCAAGCCGTAAGGCATGTTGTCCCGGTCGCGGCGCTTGTTCCAGATCGGGGTGAACGGGTAGCGATTGTGCCGATAGGGCGATGGCGAGAGCCACAGCATGCCGGCGGTGGTGAACAGCGCGACATACATTCGCATCGTGGGCCGCTTGACCACTTCCCCGTCGCCCTCATCGACCGCATTGTTGTGGCCCGGGCTGGCGGGGTCGAACAACTCCCCTGCGAACGTGCCTCCGCTGATCTTGTCCGCCGTCACCGGCATCTTGAACCACATTTCGATGATGCGGACCCGGCGGCGCTGATACCCCGTGACGCGATCGGCGATGTAAGTGCCATCGCCCCTGCCCTGACTTTCCATCTCAGGGCCGTCCATCGCCTCATCACCGTAGGAATCGATCATCGCGAAATTATCGCTGTCATCGACGCTACGCTCGAGCATGCCCTTGCGCTTGGAGAACATCGACTTCGCGACGTCCAGATCAATCCATTTCGTGCGGAACACGTACCGGGCATCGGTCAGGTCGAGCTCAACCGCGGCGCTGTCCCACAGCATGTTGCGCCACGATTCGTAGCGGCTGAACAGCGGTTCTCCCTCATCGTCGCCCTGCCATCCGTCTTCGATCCAGCCCAGCCCGACCTTAGCAGCATCTTCGAACGCGCGGCTGACATGGAATTTCGTTTTGTTGACATCAGCCAGGTATTTCAGAAGCTCGGACTTACGCTGCGCCGGCTTGCTGTCTTCCTTCCGGCGGGGCAGCACCTTGAAATCGGTGCGGGAGCGCTTTTCGGTGCCAATGACCCAATCGACCGTCGTAGCGGTGACGTTGAACACCAGCGGAACCTGTCCACGCGCCTGTAGCGTCGCGGCCTGCTCCTCGGTCCACTGAATATTGTCATAGAAATCGGCGTCCACCGCCATGTCGCGGCGGTTCTCGTGCTGACGGTCCAGCTCGAGGGTGTAGAAGTTCAACAAGCGGTGATGGAGAGCGATATTCTTGGGACTGTCGAGGGTGTTACCCCGCTGCGGGCGGCTCAACGCTGGTGTGTCGGAGGGGATCGGCGATTCGTATCGCTTCTTTCTGACAGAACCGTCATCCGCGGCGAGGTCGAACATTCTATTCCCTTATTTCAGCTTCGAAGGTGCGCCCGGTATCGGGGTTGCGCATGGTGATCTCGGCCACGGTCTGCTGATCGGGATTTTGGTATGGGGGGATAGACAGGAGGTCGCCGAGATGGTCGTTGATGAACATCGCGAGACGAATGACTGTGCGCTTGTCGTGTGAAGCTAGGCCGAGAGTTTCTGCGAACTGGTGAGCTGTGTGTGCAGCTTGGATAGGGTCGCCGACGTCCTCAGACCAGATCCACGCCTTGTCAACCGTGACAACGCATGGCGTCAGCCTGTCGTCATATTCCCTATCCGCTGGAATAATCACCATACACGGCCGGAATCGCTGTTCCTGCCGTAGCCAAGTGCCAATAGCTATAATGCTGCCGCGGCGTTTAGTCCAGACGCGCTTCGTCAGGTCTAGATCAGGTGTCATATTAAGCCTCTTTGAAAGGAATGGGATGTGAAAGGGATTTGACTTTGCCGTAGGCGTATTCGGAGTGTTCCAGCGCAGCGCGGACCGCGACGATGGCCGTTGCGCCGGCGTAGAGAGCGCCCCACGCGACAGGCGCTCCGGCACCAACAGCGAAATACTTGGCGTCGGTATACTTCTCCTCGCCAAAGGCGGTGATGAGCCGGATGGGTCCGCCTGGCGCAACGGCAAGAACGACAAACGCGCTTTCCCGGTCAGAGCAACGTTCCGGCAGCGGTGGAACACCCTCGGCACCGGCACGGACCCAATCCAGAAAAGTCTCAGCAGGCGCGGCATGGCCCGAAACCCCGTAAATGGTCTTGTCGGGTCCCATTGCCAGCTTGTTGCCAAATGAGTGTTTCGCACTGGATGCCCAAGCCCCGGTATCTGCGGCCATTATTCCGTCGCGATAGACAACGATTGTCACGGTGATTTCCTTTCAGAGTGTCATCGGGTCGCGCGACCTGCGCCGCGAGCTGGATGAAGACGATGATGTGACGTGATAGGTACACAGCCGCCGGACTTCGTCCCGGTACTGCGCTTTCTGACGGATCGCATCCGCGGCGTGCTGGTGGCCGTTCTTCTGCGGAGTGTCTGACCAGACGCCCTGCTTTTCGTTCCAAGCCTTGCGATATCCCTCGAGGTGAATGAGGCCTTGCTTGCACTTGGTGGCGTCGAACCGATAATTCGCGAAATCTTCCCGTAGCGCTGGGATGCCGATGTTCATCAGGTCAGGCGTCCGCGGCACGATGTGGATGTTGCGGATGCCGAGGCCCTCAAGCATCTCGCGCGGCGTTTCGATGATGATTGCCCCCTGCCTCCGATGCTCACCGTCATGCGGCAGGAAGTGGTGACCGAACACATAGCCACGGGCCTGAAACTCGCGAACGATGGTAGAGTATGGCTGGCCGGTGATTTCGTAATAGTCGATCCAGTGGTCCATCACGCCGACCGACTGGTGGAACCAAATCGCCATGTCGTCGCCGAGACCCAAATCCCAAAACGTGTTTACCGGGATGTCGGGCCGGTAGGGCACGTCGCAAATTCGCCCATCGAAGCGGGCCTTTTGGAGCTGCTTCGCGAGATATACGCCCTCGGTCGAGACCTGAAACGCCTCGTCAATCGTGGTGGGATATTCCGACCACATTCTTTCCTGATCGCCGGCGAAGGTGTTTTCTCGGGTTGAGACGTACCAGGCGCGCTTTCGTAGCGGCAGCGGCACACCAATTTCCCGCTCTCTCTCGTCGAAATATCTGTGATCTTCTGCCGTGATGATGACGCCGGCGGGATCGATCTCATACTCGATCGCATCCCACCACGACGCGAAGTGTAGCCGGTATTCAAGGCGGGTCACTCGTTTCCGCACCTCGGCATTAGCCTTGGCGGTCTGCACCATCTTGTAATAGTCGCCGTCGCGGCCTTTCGCCGTCGATTCGATGACAGTAATGCCGCGCTCGGCGGCCGGCAGCGCGCCGGTCTGAATTTCTTCGGCCTGTTCGGGGGACTGGTAGCAGATCTTGCCGTATTCGGAGATATGCAACCAGTTCAGCGTGTCGCCGCGGGCAGAGGTGGAAACCTGAATCGAGGAACCGTTCTCGAAAACGACTTCTTCAACATTGTTGACCACGATGCGCTTTTTGGAGCGCAGCCACTCCGGCAGCTTCTTGTAGGCGAATTTGATCTTCTGACGCATGATCTTCTTCGCCGTCTTGCTGTCCTGCGCAATGACGGCAGCGACAGTGTTTTCGACGAAGAGACATGTATCCAGTATCATGATCTGGACGACGGTGGAGAAACCGCGCTGGCGGGCTTTTGGCACGATGTTTCGATACCAAATCTCCGCGATGAATTTTTCCTGCACATCGTTGGGGCGGAAAAGGACGGTTTTGCCGTCTTTATCGAGGATGTAATAGAGGTTCCGAATGCGCCAGTGCGGATCCTTGAGCTTTTCGATAAGCTCAGCCTCCGTCATTCCGGCGAGATGCTCATACATGCCGGGTTACTCCTTGACCCAGCCGTTACCAGCGCCATCGTTTTCGGTTGCCTCGGGAGCGGGGGATTGTTCCTCGTCACCGCCCGGCATTTCGACAGGGGCAAAGGTTTTCCCGCCAAGGCTGGCGAGCCAGTTGCCCAGTTCACTGCCCTCTTCGACGTCGTGTTTCAGGTTCTTGGTGTCGCGCCAGTCAGCGCCCTTCCGATTCTTGAGCCAGAAGATTGCCGCTGTGGTGTCCGGAGGAACGTGCTCCATCGTCTCGACGCGCTGAACCACACCTCCCGCGCTAACGATCTTCTCGCTGTCGAAGGTGTACCCTGTGGCGCGTCGGAACAGGCTTTTCTCGACGATGGCATCAGCGTCTTCCTTGCCGACCTCGAGCGCCTCTGCAAACTCGGGATGCTCGATCTTCCAGCGATGCAGGGTCCGGATGTTGCAGCCCAGCGCGTTGGCGATGTCCATATCGATCGCGCCGAGTTTGGCCATAGCCTTAGCGATATCGACGAACTTGTCATCCCACAGCGACGGGCGGCCCACGCCACGGGGATCGCGGTAAAACGCCTTGTCGAACGCGGGATGTTCCTCACGCCACCAAGCCATCTCCTCCATGTCGCAGCCCAGTGCTTCCGCGATTTCCTCATCGGTGGCGCCATACTCGACGAGCTTCTTGGTCGTGGCGACAAACCGCTCGTCCCAAGCCGCGCCGTGCTTGACCTCTGGCGTCACGGCCTCGGCCGGGTTCGGTTTCTTCCTTCGGGCTTTCTTCGGCTTCGGGGCGTCAACGCCACCCTTCACGGCCTTGCGGGGCGGACGCGTCATCGGCCACCTCCCCGCCTTGCCCTACTCGCGGCAAGCGCTGCGACGGCACCGGCCCCGGTTCGGCGGTCAAGACTATCGATGAGGCGGGGTGACACCGCGATGTGAGGCGGATCAGCCGATCTCCATCGATCGATCACTTCTCTCGGCCACTGCCTATCCTCATCCACTGTAGAGTTATTATTATTCTTATATGGCTCTGGTACTGGTATTACACCGCAATTGTTCAGCAATTGCTTCACCGCATCATTGTTGTTGCTGGGTTTTTCCGGCTTTTCGGCAGAATTATCTTTTCGTTTCGATCCGTTTTCAGCGCGTTTTCGCGAGATTTTCAGCGCGTTTCCGATTTCCTGTTCGGCTCGGTGATTGCTGATTTTGCCGTCTCTGGTGACGTATATTTTGCGCAGCTCGAGCAGCTCATCGAGCAAAGCCTTGGCCTTCCTGAGAGAGCAATTCAGCTCACCGGCGAGCCAGCGTTCGTTGAACTCGATCGGGCCGCCCTCGTCATAAATGAGGTCCAGAATGGTCGTGTATGCGCCGCGCTGCTCGAGCGTGAGCTTGCGATAGCCCTGCAGGGCGTCGCCCTGATAACGACGGTGGTAGGGCATGGTACGGCGGCTCATGCTGGCGTTCCTTCAAATGGCAGAGAAAGCGGCTCCTGCGACGGCTGGGAGGCGGCGGCAGGCTGATCGGGGTAGATGGGTGCGTCGGCCTCGGCGAACGCGCGCTGGCGCAGCTGACGGCACACGGCGTGCGTGACTTCCTTGCCGGTGAGGTTCCAAGCCAGGTCGCGGATCATCACGGCTCGCGTCGATCGCTGGGAACAGGAGATGAGGTGACGCCGGCACTCGGCTTGCAGCTCGGCGGCCCAAAGCATCTCGAGCATGGATGTGGCGCGGGGGATTCGGGACAGGTCCTTGAATCGATCAAAGGTCCACGCATCGTCATGACGGCCATGCACCCAATCGCTTTTCTCAGGTTTCGGGTAGCGCCAGACGTTCTTGCGATAGCTGAAACGCTTGCCGAAAAATATCGGGTGGTTCAGATGCCGCTCTGGCGGCATGTCATCGCCCCAATATGGCTCCCGGTAGTCTGCGAAATGCTTCTCGTGCGCCGCGACGAGGACGAGGTGGGAAACCTCATTGAATGCCTTCCACTGCTCATCGAGGCGTTTCAGCACGTCCTTACGGGATTTGATCTCCACCGCGACGATATGCTCGGTGCCGATCGCTGCGACGTCGATCCGGTTCGTTCCCTGCCCCGCAACGTTCAGCTCGTGCACGATGCGGGCACCGGGCATAAGCTGGCGGAGACGGATCACGACGGCGTTGCGGATTTCCTGTTCGTCGAAAGAGCGCGTCATGGCTGCCCCCTGCTGACCTGCTGGGCCCATGCAACGGCATCATCGATGCTGTGCAGCGTGACAACGGCTGATCCGCGCCAGGCATTGGCGAAGGCCTGCTGATTATCGTTGAGCGCCGCGCCGTAGCCTTTGCTGCCGGATTTGAACTCGACGACGTGGGTTATGCCACGATAGCCAACAATCGCATCGGTGGGCTGGTGCAGCAGGAAGACGCTCATGCCGAACGCCTCGAGCGTTTTCACGATGTCTGGCTCGGCAGCGTCACGTTTGGCGTTTCGGCGCGCCATGGTGACGCGCTTCTTCGCCTTGGTGTTTTTGCGGTAGGTTGAAGCTGGTAGGCGTGTCACTCGGCCGCCTCCGCAAATTCCCGCCTCACGTTATGTTCGGCCAGGAGCCGGATCATCTTCGGAGGCACGCTGTTACCGACGAGATGATATTTCTGCGTCTTGGTCAGCCGTACCTCTTTACCGTCGAGCGTGATGGTGTCGGGCAGAGACCCCTTCTTGAAACCGTGTGCCGCTGCGCCTTCCTCTGGCTCGAGCATCCGCATGCCGATATCGGTCAGGACGTACTCAGCACCTTTTACTTTCACCGTGACGAGGCCGTGCCGTGCCTTTTGCGTCAGCGCTCCCAGCGGATCGTCTAGGGTCTGCTCGTAACCGCCGTTGCCAGAGTAATAGGCTTGGAGGAATCCGAGGACGAGGCCGGCGTGGTTCCCGCCCGCCGTGATGGTTGCGGCGGGGTCCCGGGCGTCGCGCCCTTCCTTGTTGGTGCCGCGCAGCGCCAGCATGTGCGCCGCGACCACGCCTTGCTGTGATCCGGACGTTGTGATCGTCGAGGCGGGCTCTTCTACGGAGCGAACGTTATCACCTGCCTTCGGCCCGTCGTTGTGCTGGGCCATGAAGGCGGCGACCAAGGCGCTTTTGCCCTGTCCGTTCGGGGTGAATACCGGCAGCGGCTCCTCAATATCGGCACCGGTGCTTTCACCGAATTGTCTCTGCAGGCTGACGGCTACGATCCCTTTGCCTGGGCTTGCGGCAATGGTGCGAGCTGGTTCTTCGACACTCCACTCGGAGACGCCACGGCCCTGCCCCTCTCCATGCGCCGTATCGACGACGATCGGGGAAATGGCAGCGGATACGAGCGCATGATTTGCCCCGCCCGCGGTGAAGGCGTGCGCCGGATCTTCGGCACCGTACATAGGATTGCGCGAATTGCGCATCACGCCAAAGTGCGGCACCGCCACACTCAGCTCGCCGCGGTGCGCCGTGGTGATGGTGCGCAGCGGCTCATCGACGGAATGCACCCGGTCATGACCGGAATGTGTGATCGGCACGATGAAGGGCCGCGCCGCATTGATGACGTAACGCATCACCCCACGGGCGGTGCGGCGCTTCGTTGCGTCGGCCAGTTCCTTGGCGCGGCCGAAAATCGATTTCACCGGCAGGAGCCAGTCTATGACCTCATAAACGCCAAGCCACGGTTTCAGGCCCAGCTTCTTCGCCATCTTGCGGGGGGCATGGGTTCGCTCGGGCCAGACGATGGGAGAGCCGTCCGCCTGGGCGACACCGAAATAGCGGGTGCGGATGGTGTGAATGCCGAAATCGGCGCAGTTCAACACCCTGCCGTCATAGCTATAGCCGAGCCCGTGCATGTGCTTGAGCCACGCTTTCCAGATTCGGCCCTTGTGCCGCGGATCCGGAATAAGCCATTGCTGCTCGATCGGAACGCGCTCCCCCTTCGCTGCAACGGTCTTGTCCAGCTTCATGACGCGCCCGGTCTTTTCGCAACGCTTGGCGATGAGCGGGCCCCACGTCTGGATTTCCTTCACGTTCTCGAGCGTGATGGTCTCGGGCCGAACGGTACCGGCCCAACGGCAAACAACCCACGCCAGAGAGCGGCGACGCTTCGACACTGGCTTACCGCCCTTGGCAACGCTGAAATGCGTGCAGTCGGGGCTGGCATGCAGGACGCGGACGCCTCGGCCTTTAGTCGCCTCACGGGGGCAGACTTCGAACACGTCACAGCGCAGGTGCTTCGTGTGCGGGTGTCGCTTCTGATGAACCGCGACCGCGATAGGATCATGGTTGATAGCCAGGTGGACGTGGAACCCCGCCTCCTCAAGCCCGTCGCATCCCCCGCCCATGCCGGCGAAAAGAACAACGGTCATACGGTTGTCGAGGTTGAAGAAGTTGGAGGGACGGAACGGAGCATTCATGCCGCACCGCCTTTTGCCTTGCTGTAATGGGCACAGGCGGGGCTTTCATAAATGACAGTGACGTCGCGCGTCTGGTGGAGCTTTGCCACTTCCTCCGCGATGTAATTCACCGCCCACAGATCGCCGCGTTGCGCGAATATGTCCGAGGCCTGCCCTCCGATCCGCGCGAGGACCATATGCGGGCAGCGCAGCAGCCAGTCGCGGCACTCTTCCTTCGTCGCCTTCTCCAACTGCTCGATCAGCGGCATGTCATCCGGCGGCACCGGCACCGGCTGCAATTTCGCAGCGGCGAGGAACTCGTCGAACCGATCGGCAACGGCCTGTTTCGCCTTTGCCTCTGAACTGGCACTGCCATCGGCCGGGTTCATCGTCGGTCCAACCCAAACGCGGTACCGGAAGTATCGGCCAGCATGTGGACGAAACACGGCGCCGACTGCGATATCACCACGCATGCCGACGATGCGGTGTTGTTCTTCTTTCCAGACGATCATGCCGCACTCCCCGCAAAGAGAGGAGCGTCGTTCTCGAGCCTCTGCCTCGCGATTTCCGCGAACTCAGGCTTTCCCTCGATGAGAATGGAGCTGCGGTCATTCACCTTTGCGGCAAGGCCGGTCGTTCCGCTGCCGGCAAAAATGTCGAGGACTGTGCCGCCGGGTGGGCACGCATAGAGTAGCAGGGGTTCGACAAGAGCGAGCGGCTTTTGGGTCGGGTGAAGCGCCCTGCTGTGTTCCGATCGGCAAAACATGACACTACGCATCAGGCGTGGCCCGCCGTCCTCTGATCTGTAGACCGTTTCACCCGTCGCACCTGTCCAGTGTGCGGGACGAGGTTTCTTGCGCACCACGCGAGCCCGCGCGTCGTTAGTAAACTGCGGCTGCTTGTAGACATCGTCCCATCGGGCGTCCGATCGGTAGAAATGCAGGGCGAGTTCATGGACCCGCCTGAAGCGGTCATTGAGGAAACCGGAGCCATTGTGCTTTTCCCAAACGACGTCGTGCGATAGGCGCCATCCGCCAAATTCGTCGAAGTGATCGAAGAACATCCGCATCGATCCGAAAACCCACATGCTGCCGGTTTTCTTCAGGACACGTCGCACCAGTGCTGGCCAGCCAGGCGGCCATTTGTCCCACTCCAACGCCGTCTCGCCATATGGGGGATCGGTCAGGATGCAATCCACGCTCTCATCAGCGATCGACGCGAGTGCCGTCATGCAATCTTCATTGATAATCATCGCTGTCATGCCGCCTTCCTCCCCCGGAGTGCGTCACGTTCGGCGCGGGAGCCGATACCGATCGACATTTTGCGGTGGCACGGGCAGTACGATTCCTGCTCGTCGGTCACAGCGCCGCAGAACAGGGTATTTTCGCGGTCGCCTTCCACGGGCCAGCGGCACTGATTGCGCTCGAGCTGGTAGAGCTTGAGGCGCAGCGGCTCGGGCGCGGTCAAAGGCTGTTCAAACACCGGCGGCGTCGCGGCAGGCTTTACCAAAACCGGCTGTGCGAAATGGCCGCCGCTGCGCAGAAGCAAGCCCGACGGCTTCTTCGGCTTGGCTGGCTCTTTCACCGGCTTCGGTGGAGATAGCCTCTTCTTACCGGCGGCACCGGATTTCGTTGCCCGGTTCGGTGTGCCGGTCAGCGGCACGTCGACGAGCTTGGGAGCGTGGCGGTTATAGTGCGAGATGACGGCGTTGCGCGAAATCGTGACGCGGAACTGCTGCGAAAGCGCGTGCGCAATCTCTTTCCCGGTACCCTTGGTCTTGGGGTAAATGGCAATGATGGCGGCGCAACGCTCGTCGGCGTTCAGTTTTTTCCATTCCTGCTGCATGGCTCACTCCATCCCGAGGGCGGCCATGTACGTCTGGAGGATGGTCTCCTCCTCGATACGCTCGTTGGCATCTTTCTTGCGCAGGCGGATGATGGTGCGGATCGCCTTGGTGTCGTAGCCCCGGGCCTTCGCCTCACCCAG